CTTTGGATCTGTTGACGTAGCAGTTCACGCCAGTTCATTTTGCTTTCTGTGAGCTCTTTGATCATACGTGCAACGCCTGCAGGAACATTTCCAGCACCAGCAGTTTGTGCAGCATTGATCATTGCTTCTTTGATCTCGTCTTTGATTTGATCAAGTTCTTCCTTGCTATACTTGGGACGACCTTTGCCTTTACCTTCGTCGTCGCTGTCGCCTTCTAGATCCAAGTGTTCGTCAAGCATTTCGCCCAACTCTTGTAGATACTCTTCGCCGTTCTTTTTAGCTTGTTCGAAAAGCTCATCATATACTTCTTCAGAACTCCAACCACGGTATTTAAAATCTTGGTAGCAATCTACAATCTTTGGTTTTGCACCAATGCCTTGGTCTAGCAATTCGTTGTTGACAATGTAGTCCGCAGCAATGTTGTAAAGCATAGGATTACGATCATGACGTCTACCGAGGTGATCATAAACCATATGGAAAATCTCATGCGCAATAACAAACTCAATCTCTTTATTGTCCATTGCATTGAAGAATTGTGTGTTATAATAAAGGTTACGACCGTCAACCGCAGCAGTCATAAGCCAGTCGTCAGCAGCCTGTATTTTTAGGCGTGTAGCCATATTACCAAAAAATGGATGTCGTAGCAAAAGTCCTACACGAGCTGTAACAATACGATCTAGAACTTCTACACGCATTGATTCTAGTTCTTGCTCAGTGATATCCGGATCAGGTTGCCATTGTTTAAGTTTAGTTTGGGTATCTTTCGCCGACATAACGTATTCCTTATTCAGTGCCTATGTTTAAATATAACAATATTTAAAAGTTTTGTCAACCTTTAAATAAAAAAGTGGACGAGTTTCCCCGTCCACCTTATGGAGTCGTTAGGCGCCACGTGCAGCCTGAATATATTTTCCGTAGCGATCGTGGAACTCATCAAAGCATTCAACTTCATCTGGATCAATTGGAAGAGCGTATTGTGTAAGTGCAAGTTTAATGCCCATAACAACCAGCTCAGTTTCAAAATTGTCCATTGCAAAACGAAGGAAGTTGTTTACTTTTGCATCAAACTTCTTGTCGTTTGCATCGCTTGCTTCTTTGAGTTCGTAGCAAAGAGAAACAGTCAAGGAATACTTGGCACTGATTTCTTGTGTTTTCAACTCTTTTACTTTACCTAACAAAATGTCTGTTGGATTAGGCATGTTAGCAGCAACTTTACGGTGTGCCATAAACTTAACTGCAAGACCTTCGCCAACAGCACCTGCAACAAGATCGGTTGTGGTGTATTCGTCCAAATCGTCTTCTAACAATTCGGATACAAAGGACCAAGAACGAGGAGTAGCAAACGAGCGGCTTGCACTCTTTGGATCAAAATCATAAAGATCTTGTTTTGCAAATTGCAAATAACCTACAACGTCTTGGTTGATCTTGTTATGAACAGCCCATTCAAACCAGTCATCAAAGTTAACACCCATTTCAAGGTGAACAAAGCGGTTAGCCAACGGAGCAGGCATACGGTAAGTAACACCTTTGTCTGCTTCACGGTTACCTGCCGCAACAATGATAACGTTATCGGGCAATTTGTATTGACCTACTCGGCGATTCAGAATCAACTGATATGCCGCAGCCTGCACTGCCGGTGCAGCACTATTCATTTCGTCAAGGAAAAGAACAATGTGGTCATATTGTGCAGCCATTGCCTCGTCGGGCAATTCTGCTGGCGCACCCCAAACCATTTTGCCTTGGTTGGCATCAAAGTAGGGGATACCTTTGATGTCGGTGGGTTCCCACAACGACAATCGAATATCAATTAGATGTGCATTAGACAGACTATTTGTAATCTGTGCAACAATATCGGATTTACCGATACCTGGAGGACCCCAAAGAAAAATGGGGCGTTGTTTACGCATAGCAAATTGCAGTGCGTTTTTAGCTTTTTTCGGTGTAAGAACTCGTGCTTCTGACATAACGTATTCCTTTTTGTTTCAGTGCCTATGTAACTAATATAGTATATAGAGGCTCAGAGGTCAACCTCTTTTTCGTAATTTTATGCTGAAACTTCCAGGATTTTTAGGATTTTGTAGGCACTCTCTTATATGGGGATGATTATCTGCCCATATGTTCAATTCCTTCATCATAGCTCCTTGACCTGTGATAACGTGACACTTTTTATGTCCGCTATAATAAGCGGCTGTGACTTGTCGGTTAAAATATTGCCATGCTGTATGAATATGCTGTCCGTGAAGATCTATGCGCATTAGCCTATTTTGATGCCGGCTCCTGCTTTACCTTCGCCTAAATGTAAGATAATATCATTAATAGTGTTTAAATTTATCTGTTCAGATTCTGACATACCAGGAGTGATGCGATTCATTAGATCACTTAGATCCACTAGGAAATTTTTGTATTCATCTGATTGCTCGTCAATAGGAATATACACCATTCTAAATAAAGGATTGTTATTTTCTTCAATTGCTGTATCCTCTTTTAGGATATTCATAAACTTTTTGATATCATCTGACATTGTTGTTCTCCACGTTTGTATTATTTATCAGTTTTTTGCCTGTTAAGAGCTTTTGTAATACCATATTTTCTAATATCACCGCTAAACAGAGTTAATTCTACTGCTCGTTTTTCGTGTGTGACTGTAAGACTTCTATTAGTTAGATAATATGGGCAATCAATAAATTGATCTAAAAAAATTATAACCTGTGTTGTTAAATTCATATCTCTTGGAAACGGTATATCGTAAGTGGTAATTTCTATCTGTTGGATAGTTTCGTATCCTTCGTCTGTAAGTCTTAGACCACCTTTGTCTTTGTTTCTTGTATTATACCACCATACAGGCAACATTGCTTTAACATTGCTTTCTGCAGTGCTTTGACCTAACATACGTAAAAATAACTTAGTATATGTTATTTTATCAGCCATTGTTTTTTACAATTTGACCTGTAGTAAGCATAACAACAGTAAATTCATCTGTTTTAAACATTTCGTTTAATTTTTTAGCTAGATTATGAGCATGTCCTGGATTACTAAAACTAGTTTTTTTGTATTTTGGTCCAGGATAGTTTGTAATAGCATTACTACTTTTTAGGTTAAAAGGCTTCTCTTGGTAGAATACAGCCCATATGGCTTCGGCATCTAATACCTGTTCGCACTTGTATGTTGCGCTATTTGTGTATTCTAGTAAAACAGTAGGCTTCGGTCTACTCATCAATTCAACTCCGTTATATACGTATATATTTATCTAATATGGAGTAATATGGGAGTTTTTTTATGTCCAATCTGCAGAAGAACTACCTAATTGTATAGTAATATCTTCTGCGCCACCTCTGTTTTCTTTTACAAATTTTTCTAAATCACCATTCATTCTAGCCATCACTATACCTAATGTAAATGCTATATTTTTGGCTTGATCAATAGGTATTTTTACTTCTTTTGCTCTACTAGCATCAGCTTGTTTTACCATTGCAATGAGTTGTTGTAACGGTTGCGTATTAAGAGGTTCTATTGACATTGCTCAATGCGGCTTTCATTGCAAATTCTGTTTTATATGGGCCCATATATTCGTTACGTTCTACAGTAATAAGTTTAGGACAGTAACTTTTTAGCCAATTTACATTGAATTTGATAAGATAATAGCCTGCACAATAAACACTTTTGCTTTTTTCACTTTTAGTAAACAAAGGCAATTTGTTTTGTATATCATACATGCTATTGTAAGGTTTTGTTCTTGTAGGATAGCCGTGAACTTCTAATTTCTTTTCTGCATCTGGACTTTCTTGAATACTAGCAATTAGAAAATTTTTACCAAATGTTCTTTTAAGATGATTTTCGCTTTTAAAGAAATTTGTTTTACCACTGGTAGTTACAACAAAGCCTTCTTCATTTTTAGACAAAGTGCCAACTTTAACACCTTGATCTTCAACAATCCAAAATTTATCTTGTAAAATAGGTTTTGCTTTTAGTGTCATACTTTATATCCTGCTTGTAATGGTTCTGCATATTGTGCTGCATTATCTGCAATACGCTGAAGATCCCAACGGGCACAAAACTTCATAAGTCTCATACCAACTTGTGAAATATTTTTAGGCTCAACGTTTTGAATTGTAGTATTAATAATTTCTCTAATGTCTGCAGGTTGTGCAGTCAAATCACACAATGTGACATTGCGGTTGTAATCATCAAGCACACGATGCTCATCACCGTTATGATCTACCCAACGCTGTAGCATCATGTTATTCCAATTGAAGCCTTTTGTGTCTTTATCAGCGTATGCTTCTAGCAAACCCACTTTATTCTTAGTGCCTTTTTTACGCACACCTGGATAAGCACTAAACACATTGTCACTAGTGTCGCCACGCATACACTTTTCAAATAGCAGCCATTGTGGATCGGGTGCCGGCTTTTCTTCTTTAGTTTTCTTATCTACAACAGGACGACCTTTGTCATCAAAGTAACCTTCGTGTGTAATAGTTGTGTTACTAACACCGTTGTATTGACGCACGTTAGGAGCAATTAACTGTGCAAAGTCACCGTCTGTGCTGATAATAACATGATCATCGTTAGGATGATTTTGTATCCAGCCTGCAATAAGATCGTCTGCTTCTAGTTGCGCATGTCGCATCATAGTGCAATTTGTTTTAGTGTCGACAAACTCTTTGAACTCGTCAAATATTTCCCAAAACACTTTATCTTCTTCTGCTTCACGTGGAGTAAGTGCGTCACGAGCTTCTTGTCTATTACGCTTGTAAGGCTCGTAATAGTCCTTACGCCAGCTACGACCTTCTAAACAAAACACCACATGATCGCCTTTGAAGTCTAGCCAAGCCTTCTTAATGCTGTTAAGTGTGATGTGCATTGCCATGCCTACTTTTGTGTCAATGTCGCCACGAACTACGTGACGAGCACGGAAAAAAGTATTTGCTGTATCAACTAGAATGTATGTTGCCATGTAACTCTTCTTCTATATAACGTTTCAGTTCATGATCACCGACATTGTCGGGAATCTCGTTCTTGTAGAATAGGCGATAGCTATCACTGCCATACTTACCAATTCCATATAATACTGTAGCATCTTTTCCGTCCCATGTCAAGTAATCTTTTGACATTTTCCTCAGCCTATTTTCACGAACATTTACCATGCCCAATGGCTGAATAATTTTCTTAACAGTATCCGGAGTTGTTGTTAAGTAGTGGATTGGTGTAGGACAAACGGCAAATAAAGCAGGAAGAACACACTTCACCTGCTTGCGATTTGTTTGGTTTAAGCAAATGACTCCAACCATGTGTTGCCATACACTCTTAACTTGCTGTTGGACCATAAGGTCGTCACGCATTACGATACCTCGCTTTTGCCTTTGCTAATTGGAACAACATTTATATAACCTGCATTTCTGTTAGTATCCATGCCTTCTGCTTCTAACATATTATATACAATATCTCTAAACCATCTGTCAACCACTTCTTCTTCAGGATCAGCTTCTTCGCCATATCCTGCTTCTAATAGTTGCTTTATAAAGTATTTGTTCCAATCAAGTTCAAAAAAACCATTCCTAACATTTTCTTCATTGACTTTTACATCTAATACATTTACCCAAGGTTCTTTGCGTCTAGTTGCATACTCCTTAGGATCACGCACTTTTAATTGTTTCATTTCTTTTTGTTCAAGTGCTGCGGCTTCTTCAGCAAGACGTTTTTCTTCGGCTTCTATTCCAGTTATCTTTTTTAACCACTGTTTCATTTTGCCTCCTTATATTGAACCCATTGTGTAATTTTATCTACGCTTACGTATTTGGGATCTGTATAACTACTCGTTCCTTCTAAACGTAAACTCACGTAAACATCATTGTCTTGTAATTTTTTCCAAGATGCATTTAATGTTTTTACATCTTTTTCAAATTGTTTTACAAGCTCTGTTACTTTAGGATCTTTCATAATTGTTTCCTTATTTTCTCGTATTGTTCTTCGGTGTGAACGCCCTTAGAGAATTTTTTGATTGTATCATGTTCCCCAGGCATTTCCGAATAAAGATATGTGGAGTCTGGGCGTGAATCGCCATCCTCTTTCCATACATAAGTCTGCGACTTCGTTGACATTGAGCGTGTATTCTTCCGACCGACCACCGAGCGGCATGAGGTATACAGGGCATTCAACCCCTGCTTCGCGATACGCAGCAACAGCTTTGCTAACTTCGTCAACATCGTCCTTATCAGCAACAACGAACTTAAGATAAAGATCGCCGCCATCCACATTGGAATACTGAAGAGCAACGTCAGGCTTAATAGCATCATCCCAAGACTCGCCTGATACGGAGAGCTTTGGTGAGCAGCTAAAAGTGACTTGAATTCTTCGGTTATGTTCGAGATAATCGAGTAGATCTTTATGTAGCATCTGTGTAGTATTTGTTTCAAATGTAACATTTTTTAAATCTTTCATTTTAGGGTGTTCAAACAACTCAACATAAAGTCGTTGCCAAGCAAGGAGAGGTTCTCCGCCTGTCATAATCAAGTGGATATCTTGACCGTTATCCATAGTCCATTTACCTTCTGGCAACAAACTAATTAAATGTTCTACAACATCATCAACTTCTGCATTTTTGTTAAAATGCTTAAATTCTGGATAGATACTTGCATACGTATCGCAACCTGTATGAATAATAGGCAAATCCTCAAATTTTTCTGTAGTTTCGTGAACGCCTGCATCTAGCAATGCTTTTACTTCTGGATTGTAACGATTGCCTTCTGCATGTTGTTCCCAACGATTTTTATCCTTAGGAAGTCCAAAGTTCATACAACGAAAATTACAACCGAAGGTGCGTAGGAATACACTTGGCACTCCTACATATTTACCTTCGCCTTGAACACTATAAAACGCTTCACTATAGCGTAACTTCATTATAGTTCCTCCGCAATACCAAGTAGTTCAGCAACAAGAAAACCACTTGCTAACCAAACCACACTGCCGGTATACAAGCATACAGCACATCCTGCTATACGCACAACACTCTTTACTAAACTAATATAAAAGTGTTTTTTACTTACATCTACTGGTTCTGTCATCGTGGTGCATATCCTTGTTGTAATTTAATATTGTCCATGAATTCTTTTTTAACACCTGGATCCGATCTAAAGCAGCCTTTTAACACAGTTGTTTGTGTGAGACTACTATGCGCCATAATGCCACGGTTCTCGCAGCATCCGTGTGTTGCTTGAATATAAACTGCCACATCTTCGCTACCTGTAGCACCCATAATTTCTTTAGCAATATCCATTGCAAGTTCTTCTTGCAGTGTGCCACGTCTAGCGCACCATTGTGCAATACGAGTGTATTTGCTGAGTCCAATAAGTGTGTCAGCTGCAATAATACCAATGTAGGCTACGCCGCTAACTGGTTGATGGTGATGTGAACACACACTCTTTAATTCACTGCGCACAACTAGCATACCATCATATCTATCATTTGTGTGATTCGGAAAGGCTGTAGCATTAGGCCTTTTGTAGTAACGTCCACGCATTAGTTCATGTATATACATTTTTGCCAAACGCTTTGCAGTTTCGTTACTGTTAGGATCGTTTTCAGTGTCAATAATAAGTGTATCTAATACATCTTGGAACTTGTAGGTAAGTTCGTTTTGTATTTCTTGCAGTTCCCACTCACTAATATGGTCACTAATATTATCATTTGCGTAAAATCTTACGCCATTTTTTTGCAATCGTTCACGGACGATTTCGCTTACTTTTACTTCTTCTGTCATTATATTCTCCGAGTTATTGACGAGGATGTCATAAAAAATGGTATACTCATTATTAAGTATACCATGTATTTAGGTTTTTGTCAAGCAAAATGTTTATTTAACATTTCGATGCGATCCGTTGCCGCAGCCATTTTATCCAATTCTTCTTGGATAGCTTCAACAATATCACTGTGCTCACCGATACCAACACTTTGATTCATATAAACCATAATGTTAGTTTTAGCACGTTCTAGTTCACCTTCGGCGTGCATACGTGCTGCTTTGACCAATTGTTCTTTCATGTGTATCTCCTTTAAAAATCTACTTCCCGGCCTTT